ACCATTAGTAAAATCAATTATACAAATGGAAAATGGTATGCAGCCATACGATGATGAGCTGTTAGTAGAGGGGATGTACAAAGCATGGGAAGGTTTACCGACAAATTCTACAGCTTCGTAGAAAAATACGCATCAAAAATTAGCACTTGGTGTTGGCACAAACGTGTTAGCATATTAAGAACTAAACAAAAAAAGAAAGGTATTAAATAATGTGGTTTAATTTATTATCTATGGGTGTTAAGACTGCTAGTCATATATACCAAAACAAACAAAAAACTAAACAATTAATGTCAGATGCCCAAATGAGGCACGCTGAGAAAATGAGTACAGGTCAAATTGAATATAAAGCGAAAGTTATTGAGAGTAATGATAAAGGCTGGAAAGATGAGTTCGTATTGGTTCTTGTTTCCCTTCCTATTCTTGTACTGGTCTACTCTATTTTCACTGACGATCCTGAGATTCGTAATAGATTAGATATGTTCTTTGAATATTTTAAAGAACTTCCTTATTGGTACCAAGCAATATTTATAGGGATAGTTTCTGCAATTTATGGTCTTAAAGGTGCAGACATTATGCGTAAACCAAAGTGACCGAAGTAAGAGGTGAGTGTAAGTGGTGTAATAGAGATATTAGCATAACTGAAGCATTTATATCATTAAAAGATAACGAATACTCTTGTGTAAAATGTTATAAAAATTCAGGACATATGTTACCTTTTTGGGAAAAAAACAATAGGTTTAAAGATGAGAGACACAAAATCATTAGAAGAACACACAAAGAAAATAGAATACAAAGAAAAAGAAATGGAGCTGTTTAAGAAGCTTAAAAAAGAAGTACAAACAAATGCGTTTGGTACTAGAGAATACGTTATTAAAAAAGGTATTAATAAAGGAAAGATTGCTAAATGAAAATTAGTGAAAATACATCTGTAAGTATGCCAATTCGTAATATGGCTATGATAATTTTTGGAGTTGTTGCAGGTGTAATTGCATATACTGAACTTACAGGTAGACTTACATCATTAGAAACTTCTAGAGAATTATTTGAAAATGATTTACTTAAAAAATCTGAACAAGTACCTACTGATCAAGAGCAACATTTTTTATTAGAAGATCTTTATAAAACTGTAGAAAAATTACAGTCTACTCAAGAAATGAATATGACAAATAAAGTTAATATAGAATTTCTTAAAACACAATTAGATAAAGCATTAGATGATATTGAACATCTTAAAGATAAAGTAAGAGCTAATGGTAATGGAGCTCATTAATGGAATTAATTGTAGCTTTACTTATGATAATAAATGGAGAAATAAAAGAACATAGAATACAAATATCTATGTCTGATTGTCTTAAAGGTAAAAGAATTGCAATGAGAACAAATAAAAATAATAACATTGTTTACCAATGCATAAAGTCGATGGCTGAGCTCGAGTCTAATATCGATGGTAGTAAAAGTATTAAAAAACTTATACTAAATTAACTATAATCTCTTTCTATAATCATTTCAATAAAGTGTATTGCTTTAAGCAAATCATCTTTACCACCTTTGTCCTGGTGCCTAATTATATATTTAATTGCACACCCTTCAGGAAATAAAAGTTTATTTTCTACTACAAATTTACTTGGTTGAATTTTATATTTTTGATAATGACTACCTTTAATCTGTTTGTTCCAAACTTTGCTCATTAAATGTTAACCTAAATTTACCTTTATGTTTATATTTTTTTCTTGGTTTGCTCAACACTTTATGTTGATCTTCTCGTAATGTATATAGATCTAACTTCATGGCAGCAGTAAATTTTCTACAAGCCATTTCAGGATCTATTTCTGCATAATGACATATAGTTCTAAAGTCTATAGAATTACCTATAAGCCAATCAATAGCATTACGTTTATCTATAAGATAATATTTGTCTAAACCATTATACATAGCATCATGTATTGCTTGACTAATTACTGCTCTAAACAAATATCTCTCAGGACTTTTCATCTATAACTTCATATGTCATTCGCTGCTCTATTGAGTCAGTTTCTTGCCAGTTTAAAGTTGTAGGATCTATAGCATTTAATATCTTTAATGCTTCTTCATCTGACGTTGCATTAACAAATATTTCTGTATAAGCAGGAAGTATAACCCACTTCTTAAACTTATAAATCATATATTGTTTTTACGTCTACTTGCTTCTAACGTTCTAAATAGATCTATAATAAGACCTTCTTTATCACGTTTGTTTTCTAATGTTGATGATTTAACTTCTGCTTGAAACAATTCATCTATTGCAGATTTATATGTATCACTTGCATAGTAAGATTGTTCTTTAGCAGATATGCTTTTATCTTCTGTGTTACCAGTTATATGTAATGCTTTTTTACGTTTAAGTAATCTATCAAGATACTTAACATTAGCATTAGCTTCTGCATTACTTTCATCTGTTTCAGATAAAAATGCTAACGCTTTTTCTAATCGTTGTTCTGTAATCATTTAATCCATTCTCCTTTTTTTGATTTGCAATAATGTGCCCAGACTATAGTATTTTTATATAACACTCTAGTTTTTTCTTTATTAACTTTTACTAATTCCATAAATTTATCATTACAATTTTGACCTTGATATAAAGTTACTGGTATACGTTCTACTTGTCCATTAACTAAATAAAGAAATATAAATATTATTTTCATAAAGTCCTTAAAGTAAAAAGGCACTACTACAGAGAAGAACCTTATTCTGTAGCAATGCCTAGTTTTCTAACTCGAGGGAGATAAGAAACTGTTAAAATGGTGGATCGTCTGATAGTATTTCGTCTACACTATTAGCTTTTGCATCTAATACTTTTCTTACCAGATTATCAATTTGTTGAAACTCTGATTCAGTTGGTATTTTGCCACCTGACATATAAGAACCTATAAGATTACTCATAGTTAATCTGTATTTTTCTGAAAATTGATCAGTAACATTTCTAACTGCTTGAACTCCAGTAGCACTAACCATACTTGGTGCAGCACCAGAATTATCTGATACTTCACTCAAACATTCTATTCTACTTGCAGTTTGATATTGTTTACCAGTCTTACTTGTTCTTACTGGCTGTGCATCAATTTTAAGTCTTGCTCCCTTCGGCCATCTTGATGAGCCTAAAGCCTCACCATATATAGTCATATCACTACCATCGTCTTTGGTAACGTATACAGTAACTTGACCATCATCTTTCTCGAATGCTTTTTTAAATGAGCATTCAAACGTTTCATGTTCCATGTTTGTTCTCCTATTTATTTGTTTTATTATATTTCCAAATTTTTGCATTATTTGTTATAGCCTATTTAAAAGCTTTTTGCCAAACGTTTTTTGCATATATTCTAGATGGCTCATTATCTGATTTACCCCATCTAAAGTTATCCATAGTCAATGGAAACATTTTAACTATGTCTTCTTTTGTTTTAGCAATATCCAAGATATGTTCTATATGTTTCATAGCTTGTATAATGGTCTCTAAATGACCCTCTCTGCCTTCCATATCCACGCTGTAAACGTCTTTGTACGAACAATACAGCAATGCAGTCGGTTTATTGAAAAGGTCTTTATAAAGGGCTTGTTGACGCAAATCAGCGTCTTTTGGGTACCATCTGCTATCAATAGCACCAGATTTAAGTCTTTTAATGTAAGCAGTAGCTTTAGTATCTATGATTACATCATCAAACTCAAAGTCAGTTTTACCTATAACGTCATATTTTAAGCCATATTTGTCACCAGGTATTTGTTTTTCATTTTGATAAGAAACAATTTTACCAAACTGTGGTAATTCTTTAACAAACTGATTAGCAATAATACCAGACCAAAGGCATTCGTCATCTGACTCATCACCTTCTAGTTTTAGGTATTCAGTTTTTGCGTAATCTATGATAGCTTCTTCATCAGTGATTTGGTTTTGCAAAGCATATTCTGCTGCAACTTCAGCAGTACTGCCCATTTTCATTCTGGCATTTGCTTTAGATTCAAAATCATATAAGTTATTGATAATCCAATAGGGTGGACTATCAATAAAACTATTAGTTTTTGAAGCACTATGTCTATATTCAATGTTCATGTTTTTCTCCTTATGGTTAATAATATTCAAAAGTATTGTAGTTCATCTTATAATGTATCATTAGATATATTAAAAGGTAAAAGAACTGTTGGTAATAGTAACGAATATAAAATATATAATTTATGTATTTTAATTTCATGGCTATTGCACCCTACACAAGTGTATGGGTGTAAGAGCACTATTGCTCGTTTGCATAATTGTAATAAAAATAGAGTTTATAGATTAAATAATTTATATAATAAAAACAAAAAATTTAGATCTTTTGTTGATAATGCAATAGAAAATTATAAAGTATCTTATGCGTCAAATAGAGAAACCTGAGTTAATATCTACAATTTTAGACAAACGTAAAGTATGGTTAAATATACGTGAGTCTCGTTTAATGTATATGTTTCATAGAAAGCTTATATCTATTGAAGAATATGAAGCTGGATCTAGGTATCGTCTTATGTGTGAACTTCAAGGTGGTGGTACTGGTAATGTTTTAAAAGAACGTATTGATGGAACCAACACAGATTTTATTACATCATCTCTTGGTGCTGCACTTGCAGTCAAAGATGTTGATGATGAGATAGGAACAAGACTTTCTAAATTTATGAAGTTGTTTTGTCATTATAATTTTGGTATCATTGAGATAGCACATATGTTAAGTATGTCAGAACGCAGAGCATCTAACAACGTACATGAAGGACTATCTAGTTTAGCAATTTATTATGGCTACAAAAAAGTGCACAATACTATCAGAGGACAAGGCACAAAGAATCAAAGACAAAGAGTACCTAAAATGGGTAGCATCTAATCCTTGCATACTTTGCCAGGACACAAGATGCCAAGCTCATCATATTACTTTTGCTATGCCTAGAGGTTTCTCACAGAAAGTTGGAGATCAATATACTGTACCTCTTTGTTATCCTCACCATCATTTATTACATACAAATGGTATGAGTGAAAAAGATTTTTGGATTAAATTAGACATAGATGCTATTGAAATATGTCGTAAATTTTATGATCATTACCACAATATGTGGAAAAATAAGAACTTTTTTTATGATGATTCTATGTTATGGCGTACTGTGTACGATGAACTTGTACCTAAGATACAAAATAATGTTGATTTTTTACTGCAACCCAAATAACTAATAAGGATATCCTCGCCAGAGGTACGTAATTATGACTAAGATTTTAAAGTTTCCTAAAAGAAAACAACCTTATTCAGAGACATTTTTGACTAATGTAAAACCTGCAGCTATTGGAGATTTTATTAAAGGTCAACATCCTAAAATGTCAGTTAGAGCTGCTGACGCAATGGCTCTTGCTATAATTTATAGTACATATTTACAATTAGTTTTTGATGAAGAAGGTCATAAAGTGCCTGATAACATTATGGATGCATTAGAAGAAAACGATCATTCAACATTTATATGGGCTGTAGATGACAAAAAAACGTTACACTAAAAAGAAAATATCTTTTTCTAAAGATTCTCATACATTACCTTATGACAAATACAGAGTTGAGTGGGTTGACTGTGTAAGTGATTCAGGTTGGGCTGAGAAAAAAGAATTTACTAATATGAAATTAGCTAATCCTGTTAATGAAGGTTGGCTGTTTTCTAAAGACAAACACTCTATTAAATTGTTTGCAGCATATATTGAAGAAGATGGATCTTATACTTATGGAGATCGTACTAATATTCCTACATCTTGGATTGTAAAGATGACTAAAATTTA